GCACCTACTACTACTGCGTTTACAACTACTAAAGGCGGCTCAGGTGATGAGTTGCACGTACTTGTTATAGACGAAGATGGTGAATTGACTGGTGTACCTGGTACAGTTGTCGAGAGATTCGAAGGACTGTCAAGAGCTACTGATGCTAAGAACGAATCTGGTGAGACTATCTATTATAAAGATGTGCTCAACAACAACAGTAATTGGATCTACGTTATAAACGAAGAGTCAGCTAGCTATTCTAATACTGCTATTAACATGACTTCATTGACTGGATCAGTTGCTGGTCTGTTCGCTGAGTCACTTGCTGGCGGTGATGATGGTGCTGGTGAAACAACGATGACCTTGGCGGATTATGCTAAAGGTTATGATTTGTTCTCTGATCCAGCTGATATTGACATCTCACTTGTACTTACTGGTCGTACGACTGGTGGTACCCATGGTGAAGGCCTATTTAACTACATCATCGACAATATCTGTGAATCGAGAAAAGACTGTGTTGCTTTCGGTTCTCCAGAAAAATCCGATGTTGTTAATGAAGCTGACGCAGCTGATAAGATTGTAGAGTTTAGAAATGTTGTACGTTCTACTTCCTACGCCGTCTTAGACAGTGGGTATAAATATCAATATGATAAGTATAATGACGTATATCGTTGGGTTCCTCTTAATGGCGATATTGCAGGTCTCGTTGTCCGTACGGACGATGTTAGAGATCCTTGGTTCTCGCCTGGTGGCTTTAACCGCGGTCAAATTAAGAACGTTGTTAAACTTGCCTACAACCCACGTAAAGCGTTCAGAGACGTGCTTTACAAAGCTGGTGTTAACCCTGTTGTTACATTCCCTGGACAAGGTACTGTACTATTCGGTGATAAGACACTGCTTGCTAAACCTAGTGCATTCGATCGAATTAACGTTCGTAGATTGTTCATTGTACTTGAGAAAGCAATTTCGACTGCTTCTAAGTTTACACTGTTTGAGTTTAATGATGAATTCACAAGATCACAGTTTGTTAACTTAGTTGAACCGTTCTTGCGCGATGTACAAGGAAGAAGAGGCATTTATGACTTTAGGGTCGTATGTGACGAATCGAATAACACAGGTGAAGTCATTGACCGTAACGAGTTCATTGGTGATATTTATATTAAACCTGCTCGTTCAATCAACTTCATTCAACTTAACTTTGTTGCGGTTCGCACAGGTGTTGAGTTCTCTGAAGTTGTTGGTAAATTTTAAGTTAGGAGCAGGAGAGAAACATGGCATTTAACGTAAATGAAATTAGATCCCAGTTAGCTCTGGGTGGTGCTAGAAACTCACTCTTCCAAGTGAGATTCAATAACCCAGTCAACGGCGCGGGTGACTTGAAAGTGCCATTCTTAGTTAAGGCAACTCAGATCCCTGCATCGTCGCTTGGAACTATTGAAGTGCCATACTTCGGTAGAAAGTTTAAAATCGCTGGCGACCGTACATTCGCACCATGGAATGTTACGGTTATCAACGACGAAGATTTTCTTATCCGAAATGCACTTGAAGAGTGGAGTAATGAAATCAACAATCACGGAGAAAATCTACGTGGCTTTGGTTCAGCATCTCCTAGTTCTTATAAGCAAGATGCAACAGTCACTCAGTTTTCTAAGACTGGTGTGCCCATTCGCGAATATAAATTCGTTGGTGTGTACCCTACTGAAATCGCTGAGATTGATTTAAATTGGGAAGCAACTGATCAAATCCAAGAGTTCCAATGCGTATTCCAGTACGATTATTGGACTGTTGGCGGCGCGACCGGTACTGCCGGTACTGCCTAAATAAATGTGAATAAGAGAGGGACACGGTCGATTGATTTAACCCGTGTCCTTCTATAAACTATAGAATGAGAGATTAAGATATGGCAGAACTTTTCGGTTTTGAAATCAAACGCAAAGAGCAGGCCCGAGGTACATCGGAGCCTGTTTCTTTTGCTGCCCCTGTACCCGAAGACGGTGCATTACAAATTCAAGCTGCCACTGGCGGCTCATACGGTCAATACATTGATCTAGAAGGATCAGCCAAGAACGAAGCTGAGCTTGTTACTAGATACCGTAAGATGTCTATTCAGCCTGAAGTTGACGTGGC